CGTATCCATATAGTCATTGGATGTATAGTCAGTAATCTCGATATCAAACTCACCAAGCTCATCTAACTCTTGAAGGTTCATCAACTCATGGTTAATCATCTTCTGCTGAGTAACCTTATGCTTTACATACATATACTTCTTTTCCTTCTGGATACGGCGAAGGAAAGCAAAGTAGATAATTTGCGTAAAGTAGGAGAAAGGGTTTGTTGACTTATCAGGGTCAAAGTTATGGAAATAGTTAATACAGTTTTCCAAACCATCCGCAATCATTTCATCGCGGAATGTATAGTTAATGAAGTTAGGGCTATAGGAAAGCTTATTAGCGATCTTGATTAAACAATCGCCAATATAATGTGGAATCACAGGTTTTGATAGACCCTGTGCCTCGGCGGCAAGGACCTTCTTTTTAAATTCCACTATAGCCTTATAGAACTCATCATTACTGACGTAGTGATTAGCTTTGTCTTTAATATCGGTCATTACAAATCCTTTTTCAACATTTTGTTATTATAGTACATTCAATAAGTTAGTTCAACCCGTTGACTTTTTGCACTCTGTTAAGTATAATCACCTTTGTGGGGGTCAGATATATTAATTAGTGCAAAATAGGGGTAGAAGAGGATACAACAGCAACCCCATCTAGTTCCTCATCATCTATTTCTACATCAAGTGGACTATCACTATAGTCATCCTGAAGACCACAGATGTCCTTTTCTAGATCTTCATCTAGTATCTGTTGGAACCTTTCCATAAAAGTTAGATAGTACTTAATGATTCGTTCATTAGGTTTAGAGAAGGCAATGATTGAGCTTTTCTTCAATGCTACAATATTGTTCTCTGAGAAAGGCATTAGTTTAGAAGTTGTAACATTTGTTGTCTGGTTAATAGTAGTCTTTAACCTAACTACAACAGGATACTTCATCACAACATCATCTTCTGATTCGTTGTGAAGTTCTCCAATAATGAATGAGTCATCATCGCTCAGTTTGACAAGAATGAATGCTGCCATAACTTACCTCAATTGATAGCTCGTGATTTTGTATTCAAACTTCTCACTAGTATAAATTCCTACTCGCTCAATAAAATGCTTTAGGGTATGATTCTTTGCTTTCTTCCAAGAAAGGTCATCAGCTATATCATACAATGTTGCTTGCTCTTTATTGTCACCTCTTCTTAACGCTCTACCTATTGATTGTAGAGATCTAATTCTAGACTTTGTTGGTGAAGCAAATACAACATTGTGTAGGTTTCTAATATTTATACCAGTTGAAAACGTACCATAAGAGGCTACAATGATGGCATTGTTCTCTTGCTCTGTAATCTTTCTAACTAGTTCTCTATCCTCTACTTCAACTTCTCCAGATACAAAGAAGATATGTCTTTTATCTTTATTTTGATCAGTAAGCATTTTATGTAGAGGCTTACCATGCTTTTCAACAAACTGGTAGAGGATAAGAGTGTTACCCTTCAGGTGTAGAGACAACTGAGATATAAAATTGTTCCTTGCTTCATTACGAACAAGGAAATCAATCTCATCATGGTATTCTGTTCTACTATATTCTTTCTTGTTGGCATCTGTATGCTTGAGTACAATGGCCTGAATCTTAAAGTCAGCAAGATGCTTTTGTTCAATAAGTTCAGCAGTAGTAGTTACTTTCTTTACTGCTCCAAACAAACCTTCAAGTACCAACTTATGTGTTTGTGTACCATCGAGAGTTCCAGTAAAGCCTAATCTGATAGGACACTTGGTCATCTTCTCTAGGATGGATGTGAGGGACTTGGCCTTGTACTGGTGGGCCTCATCTCCAATGATAACATCAAATTGCTCATACCATTGTCTTGGCATCTTATAGATTGATTGCCAAGTTGATATAACAATTGGTTTATCGCTCTGCTTCTCTCTTCCAGACATGATTGTGTGAATCTCATTCTCATCACAACCATATGAAATAAAGTCCCCCTTCATTTGCTCAACTAGGGAGATTGTTGGAACAATGACCAGAGTCTTGAAGTGTTGATTGAACCACTTCGTGATCATATAGATGATTAATGACTTACCAGAGGCAGTAGGGGATACTAGTAGAGCTCTTTTTGTTCTAATAGCATGTAGGAATGCTTCTAGTTGATAGCCTCTTGGCTTAAATGGTAAGTTGAGGCTTTGAATAAAGTTAACAACTGAGTCTTCGTCAATAGCTGCAAAGCCATCGACATTCTTATCAAAGACTACCTTATAGTCTCTTGATTCACAAAACTTTTGTATATACGGAATCAATCCAAAGTAAAGTCTTCTACTCATTGGATTGTATAGATGAATATCGCCTGACCATACCTTGTTGCGGTAGGCGGGCATAAAGCGATAACCAGGAACCTTGAAAGTAAAGTAGTCCTTTAGCTCCATTGCAACACTAGCGTCACAATCAACTGTCACATATACATCATTAAATTTTGAGACGACTAGTGTTTCTGTCATTGTCCTGTCTTAAACTTTTCCCAATCAATGGCACTCTTAACCTGGAACCCTAAGTTCATTACTGACTTAATGATTGATTCTAATGCATCAATCTTCTCTTGCTGAACAGCTATTCTAAGGTTAAGAGTAATAATATCTGAATCGCTATCAATATATGTAGGCACGTCTTGTTTCAGGATTTTTTGTAGGAACGGTTCCCACTTCATCTCCTCAAGGGACTCTTGGTCAAGAACACCTGTATAGTATTCCCACTTCAGCTTCTTTAGCTTCTTCATGTCCTGCTCAAGCTTTCTAAGCAGTAGACGTTCGTGGGAGAATAGTTTAAAGTACTTGTGGTGAAGTTTAGGTATGTTCAATGCAACGTCACCGAGCTCTGTTCGGTCAACTTTGCTATCCTTCTCCCATTCACCAAATATTTCTTCAAGCTTCATAATAAAGTTCCTACTATACCAGTAGGTATATTATACCCTAAACAGTGTGAAGGGTAAACAGCAAGCATCTAAAGGTCACTGTTGCATCAATATAAGTTAAATCTGAATCTTGAGAATTGAATTCAAGATCACTCAGAACAACAGGGAACAAATCTCTAAATCTAACCTCAATGTTGTTTTTGTTAGCAGAATTTAATATTAACAAAGTACCGTCAGATGAATATGTACTATAGATGTCATTAGGAAACAAAGCGTTTGTATTAGGAGCACTAAACTGTTCTGGTCGACCAATCTGATGCATCCAATCAAATATTTCTCTATAGTTAGTCAGATCTTCATCTACCTTGAACCTTACAACAAAATCATTGTACACAACCTTTTCAGGATAACGAATTACCTTAAAGGGAGTTTGTAGCTCGGCATCCTCAACCGTTATACCAGGTAAGTTAACAGATGTAACATTAAGGATAGTGTTAGGAATCTTTTGAATTGCTAACTGATAACCTAATGGTGATAAAAAACTTTTTTGGATTGCCATATGAATACCTATTGATCTACAATAAATCTGCCAAAATTATTTTTGGTGATATAAATGTTTAGGGTGTACCTGCTATGTTCTGTATTATTAACATAGTAATGCTCACCATGCTTTTGATTTTCAAAAATTAAAGCTCTGTTAGCTTTCCAGCCAACATCATATAATTGCTTGTTATCATCTAATAAAATTGTTCCATTGCCTTTTCTTGGATATAGAAAAACAACTATACTGATATATTTATCTGGATGATCTTTATGGACATTATACACATATCTAGGCTCACAGCACACAAGATCAGCCTTAACATATAAATTAGGCGGCAACAATGTTACCAATTTATTCCTAACAACATCTTCAATTTGTTTGGATACTGATATATCATGATCCAATAAAATTGATTTTTTAATTGGCCACGAAATATTTCTAATATCATGTCGACAGCTTTTATCAACAAAGGTGTAGTGTTCATCAATATCTTTTAGTTTCAATAATAAATCTAAAACATCTTGTGGTAAAAAATTATCTTGAATGTAAAAATCCCAGGGTGTATTAAATTGTGTCAACGTTGGGTAATGACCAGGTGCAACAGGAATCATTTCCCCTCCTTCAATCCCTCATCAAACCTTCTTCCAAGTCTTGCTAAAGGAATAACATGTTCTTTATATGCTTTTGTTTGTCTAAACCTTTCAATGGCTTTAGCTACCTGTGTTGTTGCTCCCTGTATGTCATCACACATTGCACAAGGTAGAATCTGAGTTCTATCTTTATTAATTAGTCGCCATCTTATTCTATTAATCTTTTCATCATTCACAAACATATCCATTAGCGATCTTTCATGCACATTGCCAATTTTTATTTGACTAGACCAGTCATTACAGCACATCTGATAGTTACCATCAAAATCAATAAAGATCTGTCTCATTGGATGCCAACATGGTGACTCGCTAATCTTCACACTTTGCCCATTTGGCATTTTAACTACGTTTGTGTAATCAAGAATATCATTTCTTCTGTCTTGATTTTTAAAATATCCAGCTCTATTATTGAAAGCATGCTTCCAGCTTTTGCCATCTTCTTTGTAGCTGGGCATGTTATTAATCTGATCAATACTGAACCCATCTTGCTTATAGTAATGATAAATTTTACCACCACTTGGTAGGGTTACATACTTTTGCTGTCTCTCCTCGTATTCTTCTTTAGACTCATAACTATTTAAAATTAATTCATCTAACTTTTGACCAACAGGAGAGTTCCACCACTCATCAAGCTTATAACCATTTGTGGTTAGTCTGACCTTCCATTTTCTTGGTGCAGCAGTCAGCATATCAACTATAGTATCAAATTTTTTATGGAGTGTGCTCTCGCCTCTTCCAGCAAGCTCAATCCAGCCTTTGAAATCTATCGAGAGTAATTCTTTGATTACTATCTCAACTGTTTCAAGAGACATTTGTTTATTGATGTTGGGATATAGAGGGTTAGCATCTAAGCTTCTAGGACAGAATGAACACTGCCTATTACAGAGCCCTGTTAGGTCAAAATCTAATCTTACTATATGTGCAAACAGTGGATGATTTTTAATACCATTCTCATCTACTGCTATTGGAATTAAATCCATGGATCAATAATTCCTTCTACCCAATTCTCACACGTCTCAACAATATAATGGATAGACTTACCTTTGATGACTCTATCTTCCTTAATGACTCTATTATCAATCATCCTTACAACGTAACCTGATCTATCTTCAAGTTCAAACAGCTCTGCTGTTCTGTTGTCTCTTACATACTTTGTCAAAAATCTAGCATTGTCAATCATATATCACCTTCAATATTTTGTTACTGAACCATCGTGCCCTACATGCCATGCCTGGAATGTTATTTGTGGATATTCTTTCTGTAATGATTTAAAACTTGTTAAGTTGTTTGTATCATCATCAAAGAATCTAATTCTTTTATATAAACCACTTCTTAGATACTTACGGAATATAGCCTTTTTGTTCTTAGCACTTGACCCTAGCTTTAAGTTACCAGCTCTTTCAACGTGTATCTTGCTTGTATCAATACCATGAGCATCTAGGGCTCTAAGAAATACTTCTTTATTATCAAAGTCTGCTCTGGCTGTTGATATAATAACTCTTGAACCTTTAACAAAAGCATTATTGATAATTGCCTTTGCCTTACCTATCATCTTAGCTACTGGTGTGGATGTCTTCTCAAATACCTCAGCACTTCTAAACTCACCATAATCAAGGGATTCACCAGCCTTTAAGTTGTAATGATTATATTGTTGATTATCTAATGTATGGACTACCTTACCGCCATTCATTACTTTAATCTTAGCTTTTGTATGAAACAAGGTTTCATCAAGGTCAAACACAGTTAGACCAAGTTCTGCTTGCTCATTTAGATATGTTTTGAATGAATGCATTTCCATACCAATATTTATCAAGCAAAAAAAAGGGCCGCTTTCGCGGCCCTCTCTTTCTATTATCCGGTTAAGGATTATAGTAGGTTGCTTACTAGAACGCGTCTGTAGTATACGTTTGCGTCCTTTGTCATAGCGCCATTACCATATGCAGCACCTTCTGCGAATGGATTTGCGACCATGCCGTAGCGTGTCTTGAAGCCAATCTTTGGCTGGAATGTGTCTTCACCGACTGCACGAACCATCTGTAGTGGAACGTATGGGCAGTAGAAGATACCAGCATCGAATGCGCTTGCGCCCTTATAGCCAACTGTCATGTAGTTGTCTGTTACGTATGGGTCAATGTAGACCTTGATACGACCGTTTAGAACACCAGCAAATGTGTTGCCTGTGTCGTCAACGTTTAGAGCGTTGCTGTTTAGAGCAGGAGCGTAATCTAGAACACCAGCCATTTGCAATGCAGATGCAACATCTGAAGAGCAAAGGATCATGTTACCCTTACCACGACGTGTGTCCTTGGCAATTTGGTTAGCTTCACGCTCGATCTGGAACAATAGGCCCTTGAACTTCTCAACTGACCAACGGCCGTTTGCATCGACGTCTAGGTCGAATGTACCAACTGTTGTTGTGGTGTTAGCGCCGCGCTTAGCTGTTACGTTAATTGTGCGGATAACTTCACGGTTGATTTCTACAAGGATTTCTGATTGTAGAATGTTTGATAGCTCTGCCTCGGCATCTAGACCATGGATAGCCTTTAGATCCTGGGCTAGTTCCATTGTGTACTCTGCCTTCAATGCGCGGCTCTTTGCTTCAACAGAAACCTTCTCAATTGAGAAAGCCATGTTTGCAAATGCAGCATTTGAACCGTTACCTAGAGCTTCTGCCTGGTTTGTTGACATACCGCCGGCCCAGTTATATGTGTTGGACTCTGCGTTGTTTGCTGAACCAGGAGCTGTACCTACGTTACGATAGCCTGGTAGGTTAACTGTTGAGTTACCTAGGGCAACCGTTGAGAAGGCTGTATTAGCTTCGTTATAGAATGCTTCTGCAGCTGAGTTTGCTTGTGAGCTGTACTTGCTGCGCATTGCAAAGATCAAGCCTGTTGGGCCTGTCATTGGCTGAACGCCGCAAACGTCATACGCAACTAGGTTTGGCATTGAACGACGAACTAGTGAGATTAGCACTGGATCGTAGTTTGAAACGCCGTCACCTAAA